GGCATGGCATCTTTAAGAAAAAAAAACCGAACCATTACGGAAAAAGATTACATGGATATTGAAAAGACCATGACTCAGACTGCTCGTTTTTTTGATTTACCTAAAGGTTTTTATGATGGACCTGAAGATTTTGGTAAATTAATTGGTAATGAAGTTTCTGCTAAAGAATTTCAAGACCGTTTGCAAATAGGACAGGACTTATCTCGTACCTTAAACCCATCAGTCAAGCAACAATTAATTGATTTTTATGGCGTAGGTGAAGGTGATTTAACAGCCTTTGTTCTTGATGCGGATAAAGCACTTCCATTAATACAGAAGCAGGCTAAGGCTGCAATGTTTGTTGGCATTGGTCGTGCTGCAGGATTTGAACTTCGTGGGATTACTTCTGGTCTAGCAGAAAATATTGCAGGCACAGAGTCCTATGCCAAACTTTCTGAGCGAGAACTTAATCAGGCTCTTGGTCAAGCAGGACAACTGCGTAGAACACAAAAACGTTTATCAGGTATTGAGGGACAAAGTTACAACGAACAAGAAGCACTTTCTGCAGTTATAGAGGGTAGCCCACAGGCGCTACTTGCCTCACAACAAAGAGCAGCCAGAGAAGGTGCTCGCTTTCAAGCAAGAGGCGGAGTCACTGGAGCATCACTTCGCTCAACCGCTACATCAATATAAGAATCCCCACCCTGACCAACCAGCCCAGGGGGGCGTATAAGTCTGGTAGCAATAGCCAATTTGGTTTCCCCGAACCTCATTGTGGATTGCGAATACAACTAACAAAAGGGAGATAGGTAGATGGCTACCAATTACTACGATGACGAAGAAGATGACGACACTATTACAGATGTTGTTGGTCAACTCCGCAAAGTAAACCGTGCGCTGGAAAAGCGCACGAAAGAACTAGAACAGGAGTTGTCAGGTCTAAAAACTCAGACCCGTCAGCGTACTGTCAAGGATGTACTACAGGCTAAAGGACTAAACCCAAAAATTGCTGCGTTTATACCACCAGATATTGATTCTTCTGAAGAAGAAATTATTAAGTGGGTTAATGAATACGGTGATGTATTTGGAATCCAAACTCCATCCGAGGAAAAGCCTGAAGAAAAAAGCCCAGAGGTTAAGGCTCAAGCAAGAATCAACAATCTAGTTTCTACTGGCTCTGCGCCAGATATTGATGAAGATGCGTTTGCAAAGATTGCAGGAGCAAAGACCCGTGAGGACTTAGATGCAATCCTTGGTTTAAATTAAATAACCTACATCAACCAATCACCAGGAGGTGAACCCACATGGCATTTACAGACACATCGGCAATTAGTGGTCTAGTTCAGACCGCTTATGACCGTTATGTTGAATTTGCCCTCCGCTCTCAGCCAATTATTCGTGCTGTTGCGGATAAGAGGCCTGTACAACAGGCTATGCCAGGCTCATCGGTTGTATTTTCACTTTACAACGATTTGTCGGCTGCTACTTCAGAAATCGCAGAAACAACTGACCCTTCCGCAGTTGCATTAAGCAATGTTGATACCGTAACTGTAACTCTTAAAGAATACGGCAACGCTGCTCTTGTAACACGCAAACTACAGTTGTTCTCGCTATCCGATGTTGACCCTGCCGTTGCAGACATTATTGCTTTCAACTTGGCTGATTCTCTTGATATTGTTGCACAAGAGGAACTTCGTCAAGGCACCAATGTTATCTACGGCGGAAATAAAACATCAACCGCTACAATGACGGCATCAGATACTATTGATTCTGCTGACCTTCGTAAAGTTGTTGCAAAACTCCGTGCTAACAAGTCTGTTCCTCGCTCAGGAAGTCTATATTGGACAGGTATTCATCCAGAGGTGTCACACGACCTTCGTGCCGAAACTGGCTCGGTAGGCTGGCGCGATGTCCACGCTAATACTGATGCTTCCCTTGCTAACCTGTTCGCAGGTACCATTGGAACCTATGAAGGCGCTTTCTTTGTAGAAAACGCACGCATGCACTCTGCCAAGGATGGCGCAGACCAGACCGCTCTCGCTACAACCGCAGTAACCGTTGCAGGTACATCAGCAGGCTTCACCTTTGGTGTTGCTTCTTCTGCTGTTATCGCAACTCGTGCTGAGGTAGGCGACAAGGTTTCTGGAACTGGCATTGCTTCAGGTGCCAAGATTAGTGCAATCAGCACAAGTGGTGCAACCACCACATTTACTGTAGATACAGCACACACTGCTGCAGTAACTGCAACTACTGTTGTAACCGTAACTCCTGTAACACGCGTATTTAGAACCATTGTTTGCGGTAAGCAAGCATTGGCTGAAGCCGTAGCACAGGAACCAGGTGTTGTTATCGGCCCAGTCACCGATAGGTTAATGCGTTTCCGACCAATCGGCTGGTACGGCGTACTAGGCTTCAAGCGTTATCGTGAAGAAGCGTTGTATCGTATTGAAACAGGCTCTTCAATCGCTGCTCTGTAGTTGATTGACTCTGAGGGGTAGGCATATTTGAAAAGTCTACCCTTCGGGGTGAATTTATTAGGAGGATTTATGTCAATGTATTACTTCACTACCCCCACCGTAGATGAAACCCCAGCAGGGGACCATGTTCTTTTTGCTCGTCTTGAAATACCGCGTGGCATATCTGTATTGCGTTTAAACGGAGTGTATAGTTCTTTTAGGTATCCAAGCCAAATTCAGACAAATCAGGCAGAGGAGTATTATTTAGGTGGCACAATAAATGTTGTTAATCAAAAAACTGCTGATGCTCTTACGGCACAGGGCTATGGACAATACATAACACCAGTATGAGTTTACATAAACAACAAGTCCACCCTGAGTTTGTAGAGGGTTGCTTTGGTTGTAAGATTGCAACTCTTGTAATGAATACGGGAGAGGCAAACTCTAACCTAAGCGTATCTGCAAAGAAATGGGATAAAGAACTACAGGCATATAGGGATGCTCGTGCTCAAGGTATTCAACCCGATGGAACGAGTATGAAGAAGATTCAACAGGCTGTAAAGATTTCAAATGAAACAGGCAAGGCATACGGAGCATAAGGAGAAATCAATGGCTGCTCGCAAACCACAAAAGAAACAATCAAAGCGTGTACGCACAGTCAAGGATGAGTCATACACAGAACTTGAAATGTATTGCATCTGGCTCAACGAGTATTATCGCGCCCTGCTCAAATCGGGTTTTAAGCCTGATTTAGCACTTGCTTTTGTTATGGAAAAAGGTTCTTATCCAAGTTGGGTGAACTACCGTTCTCCTTCTGAGGATGAGATTAAACGGATGCTGGATGAAGATGATGATGACTAGCACCATTATCCCAGAGCCGTTGTGGGGACTGCCCTCTCCCACCATTGAAGATGAGGACATCTACGAAGAAGATGAGGAATAACCATGCCAATGGTAAACGGAAAAGAATACTCTTATTCAAAGAAGGGTATGGCTGCAGCAAAGAAAGCAGCAAAGAAATCTGGTAAGAAAATGATGATGAAAAAGGCTGCAAAGAAGCGTGGCAAGTAAAAAAGACCCACGGATTAAAAGGGCTGGCGTGACGGGTTTCAACAAACCTAAGCGCACGCCAAGCCATCCAACTAAGTCGCATATTGTAGTTGCCAAAGAAGGCAATCAAATTAAAACTATTCGTTTTGGTCAACAAGGCGTTAGTGGCGATAAAAAATCTACGCCTAGGCAAAAATCATTCAAAGCACGCCATGCTAAAAACATTGCCAAAGGCAAGATGAGTGCGGCGTATTGGGCAAATAGGGTAAAGTGGTAATGGCTAAACAGGGTCCTTGCTGGGATGGTTATGTGCAAAAAGGTATGAAGATGAAGAATGGCAAGATGGTTCCTAATTGTGTCCCTGCTGGCAAAGCCACTAAGAGCAGAAAGAAGAAAAAGAAGTGAAGAAGAAAGCCAAGGCAAAGCCAAAGTCAAGAGTCAATGAGGCTGGTAACTACACCAAACCTGGTATGCGTAAAGCGTTATTCAATAAAATCAAAGCGGGTTCTAAGGGTGGCGACCCTGGAGAATGGTCTGCTCGTAAAGCCCAACTACTTGCATCTGAATATAAGAAACGCGGTGGAGGCTACAAGTAATGGCGTTGGCTAAATCACAACAGTCTTTAAAAAACTGGGGTAATCAAAAGTGGCGTACATCAGATGGCAAGCCATCAAAAGGTAAAAAAAGATACCTACCTGATGCAGCCTGGAAAGCATTGACTCCAGCAGAAAAAGCCGCAACTAATAGAGCAAAAGCCAAAGGAAACAAAAAGGGCAAGCAGTTCGTCAAGCAGCCCAAGTCAGTTGCAAAGAAAACTGCGAGGTATAGATAATGGCAACAGGAGTGGCAGGAAGCACGCTTACGGGGGAACTTAACCGCCTAGCCAACGGTGGTACATATCCCGTTTATACCGTCTATAAGGCACCACAGGGGGCTGCCAATGCCTATGCTGGCACATCTGGCTTAGGACTTATTGCTGCCCTTAATTACAAGGTTAATTCCTCCCGCCAGCCAAATGACTATAAAGGTTTAAACGCTGTCTGCAATGAACTTGCTGGCACCTCTGGGCTATCGGCGGTAGCAGCACTAAGGAGCATTAACCTATGAGTAATTTTCTTCAACTAACAGACCGCGTTGAGGCTGTCTTACATGGCTACACAGAGAACACAGAGCCAGCCTCATGGCTTACTACTAGCGCTACTAGCACAACCACATCGCTGAGTGTTTATGATGCCAGCGTAATTGGTCGTGGTTACATACAGGTTGACGATGAAATTATATTTGTCAACACTACAGATAATGTGTCAAATGTTCTTAATATAGCCCCTTGGGGTAGAGCGCAGCGTGGTACTTCTGCTGCTAGTCATAATCAAGATACCAAGGTAACTATGGCTCCATTGTTTCCAAGACAAGAAATTAAAAACGCAATTAATAACACCATTGATGCTATGTATCCAAGTATATTTGCTACTGATTCTTATGATTTTGATTATGTAGCATCACAATACTCCTATGAAATTCCCAGTCAGGTAGAGAATGTTTTATCAGTAACTTATTCTATTATTGGTCCTTCTAAAGAATGGTTCCCTGCTCGTGCATGGCAGTTAGATAGAACAGCAGATTCAAACGCTTTTGCCTCTACAAAAAGTATATCTATTTATTCAGGGGTTATTCCTGGACAAAAAGTGCAAGTTACTTATAGCAAGCGCCCAACGCTGCTTACTGCGGATAATCAAGAGTATTCAACAACTACAGGTTTTCCTTCTTATTCAGAAGATGTCGTCATTTACGGTGCAGCCTTCCGTATGATTTCTTTTTTGGACCCCTCACGCCTGGGTCCTCAATCTGCAGCAGCAGACATATTAGATGGCGTGCGCCCAAATGGTTCAGGGCAGAACGCTGCCAGATTCTTGTTTAATATTTATCAACAGCGTTTAAACGAAGTGGCAAATAACCAACGCCGTCAATATCCAATCCGTTCGCATTATCAGAGATAAGGTAGAAAATGTCAGCAGGTGTCCCAGCGCGATACTACTCATCAACCGCAGTAGAAACTTCCCTCCAATCATCCATTGCAGCCCAAGCATCAGGGCAGTCACTCGCATCTTTTATTGTCGCATCAATTAGCGGTTTTCCAACAGATTTTCCGTTTACACTTATTGTTGACCCTGATACTTCTAAAGAAGAGGTTGTTACTGTCACTGCTGGTAGTGGCACAACCCTTACTGTAACCCGTGGCGCTGACAATACTCAAGGTGTTGCTCATTCAGCAGGAGCAGTTATTAGGCATGGCGTATCAGCGCGGGAGTTCCGTGAATTACAAACCCACATTGCCTCTCGTGGCTATGACACAGATTCCGCAATTATGGCGCTTGCTAATCAAACCCATGTTCACGGTATTGCAGTTACCGAAGGTGCGGTTGTTGGTACAAGCAAAACTCAAACCTTAAGCGATAAAACACTAATTACTCCAACCATTGCTTCTTTCACAAACGCAACCCACGACCACAGCAATGCTGCTGGTGGCGGCACTCTTGGTTCTGGTGTTATTACCAGCACAATGATTGCTAATGACACGATTGTAAACGCTGACATTAACTCATCTGCCCAGATTGCTTATGGTAAATTAAATCTTACTAACTCTGTTGTTAATGCTGATATCAATGCTTCGGCTGCCATTGCTCTTAGCAAGTTAGCAACTGACCCACTAGCCCGCGCTAACCATACAGGCACTCAGTTGGCTAGCACTATCTCTGACTTTGACACACAAGTAAGAACAAACAGACTAGACCAGATGACAGCACCTACTGCCAGCGTAGACCTTAATAGCCAGAAGATTACTGGT